CCTGCCGAGAGGCAGGAGCCGACGCAGTGCATCTGACACCCATGCGAGTAATCGCATGATTACCAGAAGGAGCTCTCTTTGTGTCCGTGAAAACCGGCATGACTCTAAGGAAACGTGAGTTGCCACACTCTTGGAGTGCGGCAGCCGAAACCAAGAAACGTTTGAAAGGTTCCGGGGGTCCTTGGATCCCTCATGCTCCTGCGGGTCAGTCGGCACTGGTTATTAGCCAGTTCACGGGCTTTCAGGAAACTGAATCAGAGGGCCATCGATGGCCACCGCCGAAAGATAAAAATTCGGCAAAGGTCAAAGATGTTGGCGGGCCGTTTTTCACGGTCCGACGTGAATATGACTTCATTCCTGAATGTCATGTCACGCTTTTGGCGAAACCTAGTGGTGACCCTTATGAATACAAATATGAGGGTCCTGCCAGGCCAAACGTCAAATCCACTGCACCGCCATTTAGTCCGTATCCCCCAGCCATCTACTCCTCTGACGAGGAATTAGATGAGTATGGAGCCACGGCTATATCGCTGTGCAAGCCTACCAATTCAATTGGAGATGTCCAAACACTCTTAGGTGAGACTGTTAAGGATGGTATACCTTCCATCCCAGGCAGCCGCATCTGGAAGAAGAGGGCGAATGCTATCGTTGGCTTAGCTGATGAGTTTCTCAACTATGCCTTTGCGATACTTCCTACTATCAAAGATATTTCCGATATTAGGAAGGCCGCCGAACACGCAAGTTCTGTCTTGCAACAGTACGAACGTGACGCCGGCAAAGTCGTCCGTAGACAATTCCATTTTGACAAAGAGATAACGGAATCAACGGACATACCATTTCCAAGTGTAGACTCAGTCTTACAGACTTGGTCAATACCTAAAAATGGTTTTCGTACGTCGAAACCGTTAGGGCCTACGCTTCGTAAGAGTAAACTTACGAGAGAGAGATGGTTTTCTGGCGCTTTCACCTACTACATTCCTTCCGGGACTGATTCTTGGAAGGCGTTAGTTGGTGCCGGTGCCAGTGCCGATAGTTTATTCGGTACCACTCTCGACCCAGATACTATCTGGGAGCTTACGCCCTGGAGCTGGGCCATCGATTGGTTCACGAATGCCGGAGATGTCATTTCGAATCTCCAGGACTTCGTAGACGGTGGTCTTGTGATGCATTATGGCTATATAATGGAACATACCATTAATGAATATAGCTACTTCATGCCCTCCAGCAACCTTATCGGTGCTGAGAACATGGGTGTGGGGCCTCTTACCTTGAAAACTGAGGTAAAAGTCCGCAGACCTGCATCCCCCTTCGGGTTTGGCCTTACTTGGAATGACTTATCGTCCTTCCAATTGGCCATCCTAGCTGCTCTGGGAATTACTCGGAGTCGTTAGCAGATGTTCTGCTAAAACACCAAGCATCCAGTACGGATGCAGATAGGAGCACGCCTTATGGCGTTTGCTGACCCACAATCCATCAAAATCTCGGGTGTGACGACCTCCCTCCCCCGTGTTTCTACGGGGAAGTTCGAGTCGATCTACACGAGTGCTGATGGACTGATTGACCTTTCTGCTTCTTCTTCCTACGGGAAGAGGACGCGCCAGGTCATTCGAGTCGACCATTCGAAGATCGCCGCGGATTTGTTTATTCCGGCACAGAATGTCGAACTTTCGATGAGTAACTACATCGTGTTCGATCGTCCTGCTGTCGGATATACGAATGCCGAAGCGAAAGCGGTCTATGACGGCTTCATTGAAGCCCTCCAGGCCTCTTCGAGCCTACTTGTCACCAAGACTCTTGGTGGTGAGTCCTAAAGAGATGCGCTACCCAGTTTTCTTTCTGGGCTGCATCATCTTATGGCTGCTTCTTGCAGCTGTTATTTTCTACAGCTGGTAAAGAAGTGATGGCTGTGTTGTCAACTGGGCTTATCTATCCCAGCTGCCAGCGCTCGCAAACATCATAGGCTAAGGAAATTTACCTTCAATTAGGAGGAAATTTGAAAAGCCTGATGATGCTCTGGAAAATGATAGCGGAGGATTCTGCTATCAGATGTCGCACTAGCGCCACCATGGACTTCAAAAAAGTCCAAAGTCGGTTCAAACATGAGGGGTTATCGTTTCTCACGATACCCCTACCTGCCTATGGAAAAGACTTCCAAAAAGGTCTTGACCAAGGGCTGGTCGATCGCAGTCTCTTCCAGGGTTTTACCTGGAGAGCAGGTCTCCCCCTATTTTTAGGAGGTTTCCTCGATCGTGTGTTTGACCGTGGTAGTGGTATTCTATTTGATGAGCCGGACGTGGATGCAATTCTTGCAATCCGGCAACTTTCGTTGCTGTTTAGCAAGATTCTCCTCCCTTGTACGGATGTACGAGAGCGGAGAGCCATGTCCGACTATATCAAATGTGAGCAGGAGGTCCGTAGGCATGATTCCTTTCGAGAAGCATCAGATATTGATGACTTTCGACGGGTTTCCAGCCTATTGTTTGCGTCAGCCTTTTCAAAAATGGATCGTCAGATCTATTATGGAGAGGCTATACCCAAACACGGTCCGGGATCAACCGCTGATAAACTTCGTGGAAACGCGAAGTATAACCAGCGGACCTGGACTGATCGGTTGGAGTCGGTTTTCCCCGCTGGGGAATTCCTTCTACCAAGTTGGTCTTATTTTGATCAACTTTCCGATGTGGACCACCTCGAACCTGGTGCTGAGATTCCTGTTAAAGTTATCTCAGTTCCTAAGACGCAAAAGACGCCGAGGATAATCGCCGTTGAGCCAACTGCTATGCAGTATGCACAGCAGGCGGTTCTCGAGATTGTCCTTAAGTCCTTATCTGAGAGTGACTCCTTAGATAAGCTTATCGGATTCCTTGACCAAGAGCCTAATCAGCTCATGGCCAGAGAAGGATCCCTTAACAGGGAACTAGCTACACTCGATTGAGTGAAGCTTCCGACAGGGTCTCCTATCGGCTCGTACGAGAGATGACGCAGAGATTTCCTCATTTGCGTGAGGGAATCGATGCCACTCGCTCTCGGAAGGCCGATGTACCTGGATATGGTATTCTTACCTTATCTAAGTACGCGTCTATGGGTTCAGCTCTTTGCTTTCCCTTTGAGGCGATGGTCTTTTTGACCGTCATCTTCATTGGGATTGAAAGAGAGCTTAGAACGCCACTTTGCGATAGCACCGTTAAACGGTATATCGACGAGGTGCGTGTCTACGGGGACGATATCATTATTCCCGTAGAGTTTGTGCATTCCGTTGTGCATACGCTTGAGACTTTTGGGTTTCAAGTCAATATGGACAAGTCTTACTGGACCGGAAGGTTCAGAGAGTCTTGTGGTAGGGATTATTACGATGGCTATGACGTTAGTGTTGTCAAGTGCCGTCGTGTCTTCCCTACACATCGGAAGCACGTTCCCGAGGTCATTTCATTAGTTTCCCTTCGTAATCAGCTTTACTATGCTGGTTACTGGGGAACTGTGAAATGGTTAGATGGCTATATTAGGAAGGTGATAAAACACTTCCCCTATGTTAGTCCATCATCCTCAGTGTTAGGTCGTAACTCCTTTCTGGGTTATGAGACTCAGAGGATGCACGAGCATCTGCATGCCCCCCAAGTCAAGGGGTATGTGGTGTCTTCTAGGTTGCCATCTGATCCTTTAGATGGTCCTGGAGCCTTGCTCAAGTTCTTCCTTAAGCGCGGCGGATTGCCATCCGTCGACAGGAGGCACTTGGAACGTGCTGGACGTCCTCGCGCCGTCGACATCAAGCCGAGGTGGGCTTCCCCGTTTTAAACGGGGGAGAGGGGCGAAAGCCCTCAAGGAGATACTAATCTTGACCGTGTCTATGTTTTAGAACGGTAAGATACAAGTAATCTCGGAATGCGG